TCGCGCACGCGCGGACGGCGGCGCAGGCGGAAAGGGTTCAGGAGGACGTTAAAAAGCCCGCTTGAAGCGGGCTTGGGGGAGGCGGCGTAAGGGGCGTAGGATGTGCTGAGCGCAGCGATGCTACGGCGACTCGGCGACGCGCAGCGAGGTGAATTTATAGCCGCCCGTGAGTTCGTTCAGTTCGGTCATTTGAAATTCAGCTCCCCTTGATTTTTCGGCAAGCGTCCGGCCAGCCGGGCGTTGCGCACGATCTGGCGGATGTGGTTGAGCGTTTTGCCGGTGCGCGCGGCGATGTCGACGCGCGGATGCCCTTGCGATTCCATCAGAATCACCAGTTCTTTGGCTTCGCGGGAGGACAGGCGCTTGGCTAGGCCGCGCACTTCCTTGAGCAGCTTAATTTCGTGCCGCTGGCCGCCGATCACGCAGTCTTTGAGCCGGTCGATGGTACGATCCTTGGCGACGATGAGGCGGTCGCGGCTCGCCACCGGGTCGCGCAGAAAACCCACTTCCTGCGCCAGCGCCAGCGACGCCTGCGCCAGCGCCAGCGACGCCTGCGCGGAATCGGCGGCAGCGGGGTGCACGTAGCCGCCGGTGCGACGGATCGCGGGGAGTACTTCGGATGTGACCCAGCGGCGGAAGGGTTTTGACTGCTGACGATGGGTTCGGATCGCGGCAGTATAGACGCCGGACTCATTGATGGTGCGCATCCGCTGCGTTCCTCCAGGGGTACGCACAACCGTGTACCCTTTGTCTTCGTCGTCGACGCAGCGGAGCCTGTCGGAGGCGTCCCGGTATTCGAGCGCGCCAGCCACATCGGCAGCGACGGCGACAAACGAGTTCCCGTCGTCGGTCGGAAAAACACGAATCGAATGGGTGTGAAACTTGAATTCAGTCAGGGATTGCACGATTAAACTCCTTTGAGGTGAGACAGTTGGCCGCGCGCCTTGAGGTGGCGCACGAGGTTCATGGCGAATTCAAACCCGAGATCGAAGTCGGGCGAGCCGAGGACGGCGACGGCCTTGCGCGGTGGGGATTGGGCGAAACGGGGGAAGGGGATGATGACGGCGCTGGGCGCGCCGGGGCTTGCGGGTTGACGCATGGCAGTACTCCAATTGAGCGATTCAAAACCGCTCTCCCGTTTGCATTCGGGAGGGCGACCGTGCGGGTCTGCAAAACCGGCAATTGGAACCGGCCGTCCGTGAGGACTCCCGCACGGCCGCCCAAAACTGGGGCGCACCATGCTACGGACGATAAAAAACCGCTTTGCGCGGCTGTCCGCCAATTGACCCGGGTTTGCAGTCCCGACGGCCTCTTTCTCGGCAGAACGGCAAGAATAAGCCCGGAAGCGTTCGGCGGTCAAGCCCATGTCGAGGGGTCCCTTTCGATGTTTAAAGATTCCTCACTCCGTTCGGAATGACAAAAGGGCAAGGCGTTCGGAATGACAAAAGGGCAAGGCGTTCGGAATGACAAAAGGGCAAGGCGTTCGGAATGTCAAAAGCTGACGGTCGGGGGGGCGGTTTCATCGCGACACCCGACGTTTTGCGCCGGGGAATGTCGGGTTGCTGCGCGCTCCTGCCGCACGCCTTCGATAAAGGAGTCGCGCGCCAATACGTACAGCTCCGCGAGCAACTCGTGGCTGTCGCCCACGCGCCACCGCAGTTTGTCGTAGGCTTCCTCGACCGCTGCTCGTACCTGTCGGCGTTGTTCGTTGGTCAGTCTCGTTGTGTTTTCGTATCGCTGTTCGTTTTTCATGGCTTTTGCTTTCGCCCTTCTCTGCGTCTCTGCGTCTCTGCGGTCTCGGCGTTGGAAGCGGTTAACTGCGGTCATTCCGGCGGGCCGGTGCTGCGCGGGTGTCCAAAGTCAAGGACTACGCCACCGCCGCGCGCAGCGGGGTGTGGGTGGCGGGGGAGAAATTTGGGCGGGATCCGGTCGCGCTGGCGCCGTCCCGTAGGTCGGGTTTTAACCCGACGGGTTCGGAGGGGCGCTGTGTCGGGTTAAAACCCGACCTACGTCCTTCACGCAGTTCCCCGATGGCGAGCACGGCCACCAGTTGGAAGAGGGCAATGGCCAGCGCTTCCATGCCGATGACGGCGACCTGTTGCCAGGGGCGCTGTTCCGGCGCGTCGGCGCGTTCGGCGCTGATCTGCGCTTGTTCGGTGCGCAATTGTTCGATGCGCGCTTGCGTGTGGTCGATGCGCGCCACCCAGCCTTGGCGACTGGCGCTGTTGGTGAGGTAGGCGGCGAGCGCGGTTTCGAGGGTTTTGATTTCGCCGGCCAGGTCGTGCCGGCGTTCGCGGGCGGCGCTGGCCTGCCGGTCGGCGCGTCCGCTTTCGTCGAGCAGCGGCGCCGAGACTTGGTAGAGCGGGCCGGCCAGCAGCAGCAGGGTGGCGAGTGTGCCGAGCAGGCGGCGCTCCGGACGACGATCCGACCACAGCCAGAGCGCGGCGCCTTCGAGCAGCAGCGACCAGGCGAGGCCAATCGGCGAGCCGGTGCGTTCGATCCAGAATTGGATGGAGTGGTATTGCAGCAGGCCGATGCAGCCGGCGAGTAGTAGCAGGGTGGCGAGGGGCCGTAAGGCGCGGGTTTTCATGGGGTTCTCCGGGTTATTTTTGTTTGTTCTTTAGTTTTTTGCGTCGGGTTGAAACCCGACCTACGTAAATAAATCCCTTTGCGCCGCCACCGGCGCGGCGGGTGAATTCGGCCGACTGAGGGCTTTTTCAACGGTGCGGTCGGTGCAGTGGTCGTGCAGCAGGCCGATTTCCCAGACGGCTTCGGGGTGGCTGTAGCCTTTGACGCGCGTTAAGTGGTCGTATTGGGCGCGCATGGTGTCGTGCTGGCGGGCGGTCAGCGCTTCGGCGCAGTTGGGGATGTCGAGCCGGCTGCCGCCCCAGTGGGCGACGATGCGCCGCGCGGCGGACTCGCCGACGATTCCGGCCAGTTGCGCGAAGCGGCTCTCGGCTTGGGGCTGGCGCCGGGTGTACAGCGGCACCGGGAACCCCCGGCCGCCCCAGGCGCTGATCAGGCGCGCCGCCGCTTCGCGCCCGGCAATGCGCATCAGGTCGGCCGCTGTGCGCGGAAACTGCGGCAGCGTCGACAGGTCGAGTAGGGTGTCGGGGGTCATGGTTTAGTCGGATTTGGCTTGGGCGGCGGCTTGGGCGGCGGCCTTGGCGTTCAGCGCGGCGCCGGTTTTGACCAACTGGGCGATCAGGCCGCGCAGTTGCTCTACGGGGAGCCATTCGACGCGGTCTTTGCCGAAGTTGTTTTTGGCGACGGCGTGCGCGTATGGCCAGGGCTTTTTTTGTTCGGCGAGCAGGGCGCCGATCTTGGACAGCAGGCCGGCTTTTTCCGGCGAGACGCGAATCGGGCCGTCGACGCGGCCACTGCATTTCGCGCCCAGCTTTTTTAGGTGGTCGAGCACGAGGTCGGCGCTTTTTGTGTCGAGATCCTTGGTCGAGCGTTTGCCGGCGCCGGCAAAACGTTCGATGAGGTCGCGCCGGGTGTCTTCGGGTAGGTTGAGGTCTTTCGGGCCGCAGGCGGCGTGGATGGTGGCGCACTTTTTTTTCAGGGCGTCGTAGCGGCGCAGGGTGGCGCAGACGGGGGTTTTTGCCATGTTCGTTCTCCTTTTAAGATTCCTCACTCCGTTCGGAATGACAAAATAATCCTTCTCCCGATGCCCCCCTCTCTCCCGCGAGGGGAGAGAGGAGAAAAGCGGGGGCATGAGGCGAGGGGTTAGTGGGTGTTAATGGCGTCCTTTAGCGCCGGGGTGGGGTGGAATTTGGCGACGCGCTTGGCCGGGATTTGCAGCGCCTCGCCGGTCTGCGGGTTTCGCCCGTTGCGCGCGGCGCGGGCTTCAACGGTGAGCCGGCCGAGACCGGGGAGGAGGACTTCGCCGCCTTCCATCAGTTCGGCGGCGATGACGTCGGCGCTGACTTTGAGGATGGTTTGTACGGCGTTGCGCGGGAGGCCGGAGAGGCTGGCGACTTTGGCGATCAGTTCGGCTTGGTTCATTTGTTGCCTTTCGTGGGTTAAAAAAAGGGGGGGTTAGGCGGCCAGTGCGACTTCAAACGGGACGACGACAAAGGCTTCGCTTTGCGCGATCTTCAGGCCGGGAACATTGCGCGCGGCGTCCGGGTCGGCTTTGATGGCGTCTTTGTTCAGCGTCGGCGTGTAGCGGACGAAGGTTTGCAGGCCCATCGCTTCCAGCGCGGCGATGATGTTGGCTTCGGTGTCGGTGGTGCGCACGCTCGGCGGGTTCAGGCGCCAGAGGATTTCGCCGGTGGGGAAGGCGACGGTCTTGACCTTGCCGTTTTGCGTCAGTAGGTCACGGTGGGCTTCGCCGTAGATCTGCACGCCGCTGGTCAGTGTGGCCATGCGGGCGCGCAGCGGGTCGGCCTGTTCTTCAAAGCGCGCTCTGAGGTCGGCCAGCGCGTCGTTCATGTCGTGCTCGATGCGCTGGATGTCGCGGGAGAGCACGCCGATTTCGCCGATGCAGTCGGCGACGATTTCGCGGGTCTGCGGGACGTTGATGGGGGCGGCGGCGGTTTTGATGCGGGTTTTCGGGGCCATGCGGGTCTCCAGGTTAAAGGTCAAACGGGGAGGTGCTGATTTTTCGGCAGGTCGTGCACAGGCGGTGGTGCGGGCCGGCGGAGACGAACTCTTTTTGACAGCACAGGCAGGGGCGCACGCTTTCGGTCGTGCAGGGCGACCGGCGGACGCCCTGCACGCAGCAGCGCACCGCGTTGTAGCTGCGGCCAACCGCTACGCTGATGTCCAGGAGGGTCGCTCCTTTGAGGTAGCGTTGGCAGATGGCGTTTCTTTCGGCGTCGGTGATGGGGGCGGCTATTCCGCGCGGACGGGGGGTCGGGACGGCGCTCATAGCGGCAGTCTCCGCGAGGTTTTCCAGCACATGGCCCACGGCCAGCCTTGGCGGTTTTTGCGGTAGCAGAAGAGGAGGCGTTCGACGAGGCGTTTCATGGGGCGGTTCCTTCCGAGGTTTTCCAGCACATGGCCCACGGCCAGCCTTGGCGGTTTTTGCGGTAGCGCGCGACGCTGTGGATTTCGTTGGCGGCGTCGAGCAGGGCGCAGCGGTCGGCGACCCCGGCGTCGGTGTCGGCTTCAATGACGTTCTTCATTTCATCGATCAGGACGGCGGTGTAGGCCAGGACTTCAATGAATTCACGGGTGATTTTCATGCGGGTTCTCCTGAGGCAGAGTTAATAATCGGTTTGTGCGGGCAGGTTTGGCAGGCTTTCCAGAACCGGACTTCGCGCACGTTGCACGTTGGGCACGGCCGTCCGGCGTGGCGGGCGCAGTCGGCCGGCGAAATGTCGGCGTGCAGATACGGGCAGGCGAAAATGTTGTAACGGGCCAGCACGGCGGCTTCGATATGCGCGCCGTTGTACTCCGGCTCATTGATCCAGCGACTGATCGACGTCCGGTCGTAGCCGATAGCCTTCCCAATCGCCGTCTTCGTTACGCCTTGCGCCAGTAGGCCCATGGCGATAGCGCGGGCGTTATTGTCCATGCTCGGCTCCTGCTTCAATCACGGGCGCGGCGATCATCTGCCCGGCATTCGGGTCGAACACCACTTGGGCGCTACGCATGATCGGCGCTTGCATGCCCAGGTCGCGCACCAGCAGCCAGCGCTTCTCGCCGTTGCTGGTCGGCGTCGTCGGCGCCACCCGGCACTTGAATTCGACCAAGATGCCGACCGTGGTCAGCGCCCTCACATAACGGCGGATGTTGCCGCGTGCATCGCGGAAGGCAGATCCTTCCGGAGGGGCCACGCGCACCAGGTCGGACAGCGTAAATCGGCCCTTGATCTGCATCGCCTGCCAGGCCTTTTGGCGCAGCGTGCCGTGCACGATGCGGGGCTTGCCGTGCGGGCCTTTGGGTCCAGGCTTATTGGGCATTTTTCACCTCGCCCCGCACGCGATACGCCTTGTCGGCAAACCCTTGACTGCCAACGATGGTCGAATTGACCCATACCACGCGGTCTTCCAAGCGCCGAATATGGCCGCGCCGCAGATTGTATTCAAGCGCCGTGACCGGAAAAGGCAGGCGCATTAAATCGGCGTTCTTGACGATGTCGATGTCCGCCATTAGCTGGCCACCGTCTGGCAATAAGAATTTTTGTGCCAAAGCCAGCGTGTCGCATAACCAGCCGAGAATCCTTTTATCCTGCAGGGAGAGGTCGGGCCGACGCTGCTCCTTACGAAAGCATTCGATCGCGGAAGAACAAAAGCTGATATGTGCCATGACTACGCCCCCCGTCCGTTGCTGCCGGTCACCTTGACGCCGCGCCCAGTCTGCCAGTCGAACATCAGTTCCTGCCCTTCGCAGTCGGCCAGGGTCACGGGGCGCCCGATCTTTTTGCCGATCCGTTCAATCACCGCGATGGCGTTCATCACGCTGCGCACACGACCGCCACTTTCCTTGTGGACAAAGGCCACCAGTTCGTCGGCAATAGGGGCTTCGGACAGATCGGTACAGAGCTTTTTGACGTCGGGCTGCGTCGCCATCTTGAACTCGACAACGGAGGCAAAGCGGTGGGCGAGCTGCACATGGCGGCCGATCTTCGGTTTGACGCGGTCGTCGCCGGCATAGATGACCAACGTTTCGGAGCGGTCGGAGAAGTCGCGAATCTTTTCCATCACTGCGGCGTTGTTGTCCAGGCAGAAATTGACCTCATCGATCACCAGGTACTGGCCGTTTTTCACCATGTAGCCGAGCAGGCGTTCGAACACCGCCTGCGCACTGCCCGTCGAATCGATTCCTGTCTTGGCCGCCAGCTCCTGCATGAACTGGCGCGGCGTCCAGCCCTGATTGGCGCGCAGCATGATGGCGTCGTTCTGAATCGCCCAGTAGTCGATGTTCTCCGTCTTGCCGGTGCCCGGCTGGCCATACACCAGCACGTTGGTCGCCTCTTGCGCGCCGCGCGACAGAGCCTTGTTGACGCCCGCTTCAAGCGCTTCGTAATTACTTATTTTGACAAACACGTCTTTCATGTAAACTCCCTAGTGGTTGTGTTGCTGCGTTGTTGCCTTGCTGCAAAAGGGTTGTCGGTTGCGCTAACAGCCGACAACCCGCTTCTTAAAATCCTCGGGTTGTTCCTGCTTGTTCGTCCTGTTCAACTCGCCCCACAGCCCCAGTTCGCTGACCAGCCGCGCCAGCGGCGGTATCTTGTGGGCCTGTTCGAGCAGGTACGCGCGCCGCAGGGCGTTCCAGTCCTCGGGGTGCGCGACCAGGTGGCGCAATAAAGCCGGGTCTTCCAGTAAATTGATCTTGCGTTGGCGCGCCCTCTCGGCCTGGGCCTCGGGGATCGCCCGGACTTCGGCCAGATTTCCCCCGCTCCCCTCGCGGGAGGGGGCCAGGGAGAGGGGGATTCCCTCCTCCACCCGTACCGCCGTCGACTCAATCGCCTGAAAATCGCCCATTTCGACGGTTGCGCCCGGCCG